TGGAGAGGAGAAGCCTTTCCACGAAATGGAATGCCCTCAATCATATCAATAGCTGGTACTTCAAACTCTGAATCACCCATCAACTTTAATGCTGATTCGTTTTTTAACAACGCATCTTGCAATCTTTCAGTTTCTGATTTTTCTTTGGCAGTAAATATTGTATGCTCGTTGCCTTCGTTTTGTTTTATGGTATCTCTAAATACTTTGGCCGTTCTTGATTTGCATTCTACAAAAGTGTATTTTTCAAATAGGTGTGGCTCTAGTATTGATTGATGCAAAAGCCTACCCATTCTTAATGCCGAAGTCATAGGGTTGCCGTACTTCATAGTGTAATAATAACTTTTAGGGCTTTTCAATAATTTCTTAACAATTGAGCTGCTTAGTGCTGCTTTCCCTAAATAATTATAGTAAAAATCATCGCTCATCATCTTGGTCAGCAAATCTGCTTTCTTCCAAGTTGTTGAATCTAATAGTTGTATTGAGTTCATTTATTTTGTTATTTAAATTTTGTGTGTCTTTGCAGTAATCATTTATTAATTGTTGTAGCCTTCTGGTTTTATGCATATCGTCAATTAATAAAGAATTTGTAAAAGTGTACATATCAGTAAGGCATCTCATCATAGATCCTAACTGTTTTCTTTTAGGATCATCAGCTTCCAATTCTTCAAAATATTTACATAATGTGTGGCCAATTAAATTAAATTGTGCTTCGTAATATAATCTTTGGTGTATGTTCATTTATTTAGGTTTTTAATTATTGCTTGATTTTCATTTAATAAATAGCATTTCTTTTTTACTTTTCTGGTGTTCCAAAAAGAAGTTTCTGGACACCAGAAGTCTTTGGTTTCTTTTAATTCTAAATTATTAAGCCAAAAAAAATAGTTGCCGTTAGGATCGTTTACAAAATATAGCTTTACAATATCTTTATCCATTTCCATTAGCTTGTCGTATTTATATTTTTCTAATAATTTATTTTTGTAATAATCTTTTCTAAATTTCATCTCAATAACACAAGGGTAGCCTTTTGGTGTATATCCTTTTGCGTCATAGTGTTCATATTTTGCACCAGACCATTGAACTTTCCAACCATCAAGATTTAAAATAGCACATACGGCTTTCTCAAATTTATGTATATTTTTTAACTCAGACAATTATTTACTTGTTGTATCCATCTTTTAATCTCTTTGTTGTTGCAGCTACAAAAATTTGGCTCAGTATATTTATGATTCAAATATTTAGCGTGTAACTCACACATTATTTTAAAATCTTCTAGTGTTATTTCACTATTGATTCTTGCGTGAACTTCCTGCCAAGTTTTTTTGTCTAAAGCTTTATCTTGTTCCATTTTTTTCTGCGTTCATCACACTTACATCCAGGGAATATTTTTTTCCATACGTACCTAATGCCAGTGTACTTTGTTATATAATATACTAAATCACCTAATTTCATAATAACTTTATTTGATTTATATTAATTCTTTTTTCTATTATTTCACAATATTTTTTATCTATCTCATAACTTATAGTATCATAACCTAGATCATAAGCTACCTTACTTGTTGTGCCACTACCTGCAAAAACATCTATTATTGTTTGATTTTCTTCAGCAGTTGTTTTAATTATTTTTCTTATTACTTGTTCAGGAATTTGACAAGGGTGTTCAGTTTTTTCGCTAGCATTCATTTTTACTTGATTTATTTGCCACCAATCATATAGACTTGCACCTATTTTTCCCTCTGCTATTCTTTTTTGTATTCTTTTGTCATTAAGATTTTTATACGGCTGTGTTACTTTTTTGAAATCAGGTTTACAACCCCACCAACTTATCAATCTACTTTGCTTACCTGTGTTACTATTATAAACCCAACATACTATTTGCTCACATTTTACTTTTATAGCTTTTGGTAAAACATTTATTGTTTCTTCAGGATAATGAATTATAACACAAGGTACAGGTATTTTAGACAGTAAGTCAATGTACTCATCTTCTTTCAAAGAATCTTTGTAATTATTATAATGATATTTTTGATTATAAGGTGGATCTGTGATGGTTAGTCCTTTTGGTATTTTACAATCTCTAAAATCTTTATTTATTATTTGTATCACTGTGTTAAAAGTTTTTTTATATAATTTTATAATATACTCTTTTTATGTTTCTGTAATTACCCAAAAAAACTAATTCTATTTTGCAATTATTTTGTTTAGCTTTTTCAATTATTTTATTATTAATATTCTCGAAATTAAAATTTTTTAAATCACTAATGTTATATTTCTTCTCTACAAAGTCAGTTCTTTTCCATCTTAAATGACCAAATTCACCTAAAGTAATTATTATTCCTTTTTTTGCCATTCTAAAACATAATTCAAAACAATCATACGCACTACCGTATGAATCTAAATCTATTATATCATATTTTTTGTTTTCATAATATAGTTTGGCAATTAGTTTAGATGCATCAACATTAAAATCTGTATTGAACTTTTTATCTTTGTCATTGGTTGTTAAGCTTTTAACTTTATTGACATACCAACTGTTACCAGCATACAAGTCTAAAACACTATTTGGCTTAACAATTTGTAAAAATTTTTTGTTCAAGTTATATTTTTGTTGTCGATGTTTTTCATTATAATCATCTTTCTTTTTAGCTAATCGTTTTAGTTTTATTGCAACACTTGTTGTGTTTCTATCTAAACATCTTGCAATATACTCACAATTAAAACCCATTGTCTTTAGATGTAAAGCGTGTTGTTCTTCTACATCAGTCCATTTTCTTGGGGTGTTTATGGTCAAATTAGTTTTTTTTCTATGCTGCCCCTTATATTTTTCATCAAGTATGTGTTCAGGATATATAATCATTTTTAACTTTATAAAATTTCTTTTAATATTTTTTTTACTTTGTTATATGTTCTATATAAACTATAATAACTAATGTGGCTTTTTTCAGATAACTCTTTTATGCTTGTGCCACCCTCAATTATTTCATACACTTGCTTGTCGTACCAGTGCAACTCATTTAATTTTTTTATCACTAATTTATATTTTTCTTCAATATTATAATCAATAGGCGTTTGTTTGCCGATCCTATTTATATAATTTTCTATACTTATAACATTAAATTTTGACTTTTTTATCTGCAAATTTGTTGTCATATGCCTAAGCATCATATAAATATAATAGTAGTTAATGTCATCACCATAAGACAAGTCTTTACCGTTGCGTAAATATTTAATTACTCGCAAGTACATTTCTTGCACAACATCCTCTGCGTAATCATCTACTCCAAATGATTTTACGATAGCTATCCAGTCTTTATGTTTGTCGGTTAGTTTTTTTAAGACATTCAAAACGGTGCTTTAATTCTTTCCAATAAAGATAAAAGTACTGTTTTTTTTCCATTAATTTCAAAACCAACGTTATTTTTTATGCTTTTCAGTATTATAGGGCTATCAATTGGTGTGGGTCTGCCCCCTGTATCATTGTCTTTCACTTTGCGTATATGTATCTGTAAATTCATCCATTCTGTGGGGTGTTGTGTATAACGATGAATCACAATAAAATCATCAGCACGATTTACAAACTTGCCCCCCCCCTCAACATCTGCTGCCAAAGGTGGTATAGGGTGGCCTTGGTATTCGTGGCCGTTTGGGTGTTTAATTCTAAGGGCATTTGTTGCTGCGTGTGTTGTTAACCATATAGATACGTTTTGCTTTTTACAAAAATTACGCATTTCTGTTGTTGCTTGATAATCGTAGTCGTGCTTATTTATACCTCTTAATATATCACGATCTATTGCAAGTGAATTATAAGGATCAATTAAAAAGCCATCATACGCCCAAGCCTTATTTACTGCTGACGCTAATTTTATTAGTTGTTTATATGTATATAATTCTTGTGCTTCAACAAATTTAAAATGTTTATAAATAAATTTTGCGTGTTCATTAAATTTTTCTTCGGTAATTAAATTTATGGGTTTGGCTTCCATAAACTCGATTAGTTTTTTTATCATTGTATGAGGATCGTTCTCGCTTGAAAACACCAGCCATTTGAATTTATGTGCAACAGTATATAACAACATTAAATATAAAGTTATAGTTGTTTTTCCTGCGTTTGCGTGGCCTAATATTAAATTGAAGTTTGCTTTTTTAAATCTAAAGTATTCGTCAATCTGCGGTATATCTAATTTAAAGCCTTCTTGTGTTTCACCCTTTCGGACTTTTATTAATTTGTCAATTTGATCATCATAATTAATCAGCATCTTCCATCATTTCATCTGCAAATTCACAAGCTTTATTCCATACAGTTCTGTTATAATGATATATATAGTCAGTAAATAAATCGTACCATTTTAATCTACCTTCAACATATTTTAATTTTTGCTTTACTGATGGCCTATTTTTTTTGGTAGTTCCATTTTGGTTTATTTTGCTCATTTATGTTATGTTTATTTATTATATTACCTTTTGTATCTAATATTGTAAAACCTTGATTTGCTAAAAATTTTATAGCATCGGTTTGTTTCCGTAACCTTTCTTGCATTCGATACGTTTCAAAGATCTCGTTGCTTATTGGCATATCACTAATTTATTAAATTATTTTAAAACGGCAAATCATCACGATCTGGGCTATGTTCTGAAGCTGTTACTTCTTTTGGCTTGTAATCGTTCAACTTAAAATATTGCTTACCTGCTTTGCTTTCACATAAAGAAAGATTAATAAAACCTTTTATTGCTTTTGGTTTTAGCTTATTTAATTCTTCAATCAGTAACTCAATATTAACTGATACATCACTTTTCACCCATTCTACTTTTGCAGGCTTTGGGTACAAGCCACTTATAAATTTTATTTTGTTATCCATTGTGTACGTATTTTTCTATTGCTCTTGCTAATGTAATTAATTTATTTCTATTTTCTTCTTTTTCCCAGTCAAATAACTGCCCTTGGTAAAGATCCGTTGCACGATTCATACTACTTTGTCTAATAATATATTTTTGTACATCATCTTTTGTAGTTGTATATAAAACCTCTGCTTGATTTTCTTTAGGGTTTTTTGTTAATATTCTTGCTTTGTTGTTATTTTTGTCTAGATCATATTCTAATTCAGATCCTTTTTTATAGTTCAACTCATCAGTTCTGAAAACAAATGGTGCGTGGCCATTGTCAAATGTAAATATGTATTTAGTCCATTTATCACCATTATTATCCCAGCTTTCTTTAGCCTCTATGCTTTTTAATATTGCTTTGTAAATCATAAATTGTTTTTTTTAATTGTTTATTTTCTTCTTCTAATTCTTTGTTTCTTTTTCTAAGAGCTTTAATTTCAGCTTGTCTTAGTCTTGATAAATCTGCACTACCTGTCATAGTTTACAATTTTAAAGTCCTTTGATCCTTTTGGTGCTGATTTTTTTATGGCTTTTATTGCATCTTCTGGTGTTGAAGCTATTACTTTTTGTACTCTAAAGTCGTAGCTTTCTATTGGATGCATATTTAAAAACCAATATTCTACTTCATATGTTAGTGGTTGTTTCATCTTGTTAAAATTAAGTAAGCTAATATTAATATAATACCCAAGTAAGATATTGTTACTGCTTTCATTTTTTGTTTATATTTACTTTTATTCATAAAAGTTAGGTGTTAAAAATCTAACACACCATTTATCAACGCCCTCTAACTGGTCAAACCATTCTTGGCTACATTCATTTAGCTGCATTGGATTATTGAGATCTGGTTCACCATTTTTAAAGGTGGGATATACCGTACCTGTAATATCAATATGGCAACCGACTGATTTTAATTCTATTAATTTTGGCATTTTATTTATGTTATTTATTTATTTATATAGCTAAAATAATAAAAATATTTTAATTACACAAAAAAAGGGCAGATCAACTGCCCTCTTTCCTAAATAAACATAAATAAACCCTCTATGAAGAATTGAGGGATGCGTTTAAATTCTTATAATGCTCAATCATTTCAAGCAATTCAAAGTTACTAATTTTTTTTGTTTCACGTGCTAACTTAAAAAGTTTTTTTGCTTTTTTTTCACCTAAATTTATGCCAAACTTATACTGTTCGCCACTTTTAAAAACATTGCACCCAACACACTGTACTTGGCAGTTATCCTCATTCCATCGTGTAGCGTAGTGTTTGCGACTTTGAAAGTGTCCACATTGTAACCTCTTCCAGTGATCTCGTTTACCACAAGTAAAACATTCTGCAACATTATTTTTAGCATATCTTCTTCTTATATATTCTGAAAAAACAGCATCTAATTTTTTTATTAGTTGTTTTCTTTTGGCCATATAAAATTTTTTATTATATTCATATATAAGTACTACTATATAACTTACTTATATATATATAATACTTATAAGATATATTATCTGCCTTGTGAATTATATCTTTTT